TATACGGTTGGAGCCGAGAAACCTGGAGTAGCGGCCCTTGGAGCCAACCAGCCCCATTAGCGGTTACGGGGGTAGAAGCGGCTGGAGCGTTAAGTTCTGTTTCAATTGTTGTTGATACAACTGAGGAAGTTACAGGGCTTGAGATCGCCAGTTCTATTGGCACTGTTACGGTAGTTGCAGAGGTTAATGTCTCTGCTACAGGAGTTGAAGCGGCTGGTACTTTAGGCTCTGAATCTATAGTCACAGAGCTTATTTTTGGGGTTACTGGTGTTGAAGCAGTTGGTGAAATTGGGGATATTGGCAAAGGAGTTTCGTTTGTTGTTACAGGGGTTGAGGCACAAGGACTTGTAGCAACACCAAATGTATGGAGTGTAATTGACACGACACAAGACGCTAACTGGGTTCAAATAGCGGCATAAGGTAAAGACATGGCTTCATCATATACTACAAACTTTGGTATCGAGGAGATGGCTGCGGGGGATCAAACCGGAGCTTGGGGTGATACCACTAATTTTAACTTTGATATTTTGGATCGAATTGCTGCGTACAAGGCGGTTGCTCTATCGGATGCTTCAACAGCTACCCTTACGGTTCGAGAGGCTTCTCCCGGAACCGGAACGGAAAATCTTCAGGATGGTATGTTCCGGGTTATCAAATTTACGGGATCGTTAGCTCAGAACTGCACGGTCACCATTGCTCCAGACACCACTACGGCTTGGTTCATCTTTGAAAACGCCACTACCGATACTGGATCAAGTGGTCCGTATTCGTTACTTATGAAACAAGGAAGTGGAGGAGGTGCCTCTGTCACAATACAAAATGGTAAAAATGCCATTGTCTATTGTGATGGAGCCGGAAGCGGTGCGATTGTAACGG